CAGACCCAGGGTGAACAGCAGGGGGGAGATGCCAACGATAATGGCACCCCACCAAGGCATCCCGGGAGTCACTGACGAGGCCCCAAGAGCCAGAGCAGAGCAGATGGTGACCACCTTGTTGACCTGGACCTGCTTCAGCAGTTTCCCGCTCCTGCGAGCGAGCTTCGTGATGAGCAGGAACAGCGCTGCCAGGAAGCCGGCCACGCCCACCACCGTGGGCCCCTGGATGACTTCCTTCCCCTGTTCGACCACGCTCTTTGCGTCGACAGCAATCTCGACGACGCTCGGGACCGGAGCGCTGGGTTCGACACTCGGCGCCGCGCTGACCACGGAGGGGGCTCCAGCGTCGACGAGCGTGATGGGCTCCGAGGAGATGACTGGGGCGGACGCAGGGATGCCCCCATCCGTGGCAGTAGCCGCGAACAGGGGGATGACCACGAACGCGATTGAAAGAATGAATCGCAGCATAGGAGGAGAAACCTCGTTGGATTGAAGGTGGATCAGGCCGCGGGGTTTTCGCCGGGGCCGGCGACGCGGAGGTTTTCGACGAGAACCATCGCCTCGGGGACACGCACATTGAACGAGGCGTGCATGTAGGCGTCGAAGCGGAAGGTGTCGTTCTCCTGCAGCCACTTCATCGCGCTGTAATAGCCACGATTGTTGCTGGGCTCCGGAGCCGTGCTGACCCGCATCTCGAGGTTCGACGGGGCGCCGAGGAACATCGTGGTGCCGTTGTAGGTCGAACCGCCGCCGTTGGCCGCGACGCCCGAGGTCGTGCCCAGCGTGAAGCCGAACAGCGCGTGTGCCGACAGGCCACCGTCCGAGATCACGATGGCCTGACCCGCGCCCGTCCCGGGGGTGACGAGCTCGAGCCGGCCGTTGTTCTCGCGGGCCACCTTGGCGTAGGTATCACCGTGCTCCGCCACGAGGGCGGCGTTGATGAGGTTGCAGACCCGCGTGATCGACAGCGTACGGTCTTTGCGGGCCGCCGCTTCCTGGTGCGGGAAGCTGACGGTCACCGCACCAGCGCCATTGACGTTCAGCGTGAGCTGGTAGTTCGTCGTCGGGAACTGGAACTGGTCGGCCTTGCCACCGATACCGATGACCCGCGCGCCCACAGCGGCCGTGGACTGGACGATCTCCTCGTCGATGTTCAGGAGCGGGAGCGGCCAGAACTGCATGCCCAGGGGGCCGATGGCCTGACCGAACAGCGCCTGGTGGGCCTCGAGGGAGCCCTGACCGACCGCACGCTGCACCTGCAGCCAGTCCTGAATGACGGCCGGGTTGCAGAAGAGGTAGTTGGTGGCACTGCGGTAGAGCTGGATGGCGCGCTGGTGGACCCGCTTCAGCTCGAAGAACAGGTCCTCGCTGATGAACTCACCACCAGCATCGTGGATCTTGCTCTCAGCGCGCATGGCCTTGAGCCAGCCGTCCGCGGCGCGGAGCAGATTGCCCTTGGGGCTCACCTCGGCGTTGTTCATGTCGCCGAACAGCGCGAGCTGCTCGAGGTTGTCTGCAACGAGCGGGAAGAAGTTCTCGAACAGGAAATCACCGAAGCGGTCCTCGAGGATCGACTGCCAAGTGATCTCCTGGCTCCACTGCTGCCACATATGCAGCTTGCGGAGCACCCACTCGCGGGCGCGAGGGGTCAGGACCTTCGGGGCGGCGCCGACGGGTGCAGTGGCCTCGGTCGCACCTTCGACGACGTAGCCGCCGCCGACAAAGCCTTCGATGACGCCGCTCGTGCGACCCGAAGTGACGTTGATGAACGAAACGCCGGGGCCGCCCATCGGGGCGTACAGAGCCGAGCCAGGGGCAGGGGTAGGCCCACCTGCCGACTGGGCCGCCGTCGGCTCCAGAAAGCCAGGGCCGGCGGCGCGCGGACCCATGCCAACCACGGGGCCGAGCAGGCCGCTCATGGCCCGAATGGCATTCAGCGTGTCAAGCTGCTGCTCGGGATCGAGCCGGCCGCCCGCCGCGATGGTGGAAAGGTCTCCACCGGCCAGGTACATCTTGTTGACGGTCTCCCGGTTGAGCCCGTGCTGCTTCCAAAAACGACCCATGATAATTCTCCTTACTCTCGTCGCGTCTGCCGACGGGCCGCGTCGAGCAGTCTGTCATGAGACGAGGCCTCCGAACGCCGGATTGCCTCGGGTGCCGGGCTCATGGCGGGAGGGATGTCCGCCACCGGCTGTGCTTTGAGCTTGCGAACTTCCTGCTGGAGCTTCTCATTCTCGCTCCGCAGTGCTTCTTCCTCTGGAGCCTGCGCCGGGGTGGACGTGGGCTCCGCAGACTTCTGGGTCTCGGTGACCACCTGGACAGCCCCATCAGGACTAATGGTAACGCTGAAGGGGCAGCCACCGGCGATCAGTGTCTTGATGACCGAGAGATGAGCGGCCTCAGGAACGAGAATCCCTGGCTCCAACTCGACAACTACGGGCGCCGAATCTTTCTCGGGCGTAACTTCAGACTCGACCGCCGGCGCACTCTGCTCCACAACCTCAACAGAGGCCTCTGCAGGCGCCTCTACAGACGGCTCAACCGCCACCTCGGAATCTACGACGCCCGTGGAGGTAGGAGCGGTCTCAGTTTCCAAGTTCTTCTCGACCTTGGCGTCTGCCGCATCCATTTTCTCGGTCAAAGAGGTGAACCAAGTACGGCCAGCATCTCCACCCCAGAGAAGCCACGCCACATACCCAGGCGTCTCTTCACCAGCTTTATCCCAGCCGTCCTTCTTGTCGGTCTCATGACGAGCAAACCAAGCGACAGCCTTGCGAGCCTTGGCGGGAGAGACGGCCTCACCTGCGGCAAGTCGGCGGGCCCAGCGAACAGTAGCAGCCTGCAGGCCATCACCGCCCTTACCAGCTTCATAGAGTTCGACACCCTTGGAGAACTGTGACTGAACGCGCTCCGGGGGGGTGAAGTCGATCCCTTCATACGCAGCTCGCTCGACATTCGTGTCATCCACGTCGTCGACTTCATCTGCGCTCGGCTCCCCCCCTTCTTGAGGAGGGGTCGCCAATTTCTCGACTCCCTCCTCGGAAGCCGCAGGCTCCTCGCCGATGGTCACCTTCAAAGGGACAACGCGAGAAATGGTAAACTCCCCAACCTCATCCTGCGTGAAGTAGCAGGCGTAGTACAGGGGCTTCTCGGTTCGGATGTCCTCGAGGGAGAGGTACCACCAATACCCCATCACCACATGGTCCGTGTAGACCATCAGCGGGTCCATCCAGAACATCTCTTGGTTCTGGAGTTCGGTGACCATCTTGATGCGGCAGGCATTGGCCAGACGCTCGCGGGCAGCAAACAGCTCCTCCCCCTCGCGGAGTTGGAACATTCGCAGAATCTTTTCTGGAACCGGCGCGCCACCAGTGGCGCTCTTGACTACGTACCAACCAGTACCAGCCTGGGACTCGGCATCCGAGAGAATGGCCGGCTCCGTCACCAGAGAAACTTCTCCAACATGCAGATTCTTCAACCGATGCGGGCCTTTGTAGGCCTGCTCGATGGGGGCACTCTGCTTGAGGATGTGGTGCAGATTGGCGGCGCTGATCTTCATGAGTCACTCCGGAACCACTTCGGCCGTGCCGCCGATAGAAAAGCCTTTGACAATGCCTAGCTTCACCTGCTCCCACACATCATCGTCGATGACCTGAACCGCCATGACCCAAGAACCGGCAGGGACTTTGATTTCTCCTTCGCCAGATTCTTCAACCAAGCCGGCACGTTCTGTGCGTGGCACAGAGAGGTCTACGTCGAGGATGTAGCTCTCCACAATGCGGAAACGCTCATCCGCTTTGTAGAAGTCTCGGTGCATGTACCCACTGGTCGTCTCGCCTTTACGATACTCGACCATGAATGTGTGCGCAGCATTCTGGATTTCGTCTGCCGACACAGTGGTACCGTGCCGGTCACGAATGCCGGGACGCAGTACAGGCCCCTTGACGATACGTTTCTCGTCAAGGACCTTGAGGATGGAGCATCGGAAAGTGAAATCACTCATCGCACTGGAAGGTACTCGACAGAGCAGAAATAAGTCAACAATGGGAAAAGTTACACGACCCGCAGAGACATCACTTTTTCCATGTCCGAGGCCGCTGGACCCGGGGCGGGCACGGATTCTTGTGCCAGATCGGCCTTCAATTTCTCCTGAAGAATGCCCATAGGCATCTTACCGTACTTGTCGAGCTTCAGCGTGGGCATGTCCACGCCATTGACCAAAGAGCGGACAGCCTGTCGCATATCCTCGATGGTGAGACCATCCTTCATTTTCTGAAGGAGGCTCGCCACCTGGAGGGGGTCCATGTTCTTCGGACGTTGACAGTGGAAGTACCCGCCCAGAGAAATCCTCCCCGCCACGCCATTGTTCAGCATGGACTCCCAGAATTTGGCGCGGGGCTCGATGGCATGCTCAAACGACAACTGTTTCAACACAGCAGCGTTTCGCGTCGTGGCTTGGGCACCCTCACCACCACCGATGAAAACACCGGACATGCCCGTAGTCTCGATGATCTCGCCGTCGTTGGTCGCCTTACGCTCAAAGAGTGGGGCCAGGTCTTTGATGCCCAATTCGACGCGCTCCACACGAATCTTGGCCCCCTGCCCGAGAAGGCCATGAATCGTAGGCTGAATAACTGCAGCGCGACCGCTCGAGTCCAAGCCCTTTGTATCGCTGTTGAAGAGGGCCTCGATCTTCTCTTGAGAGTCCGCGGTGAGATTGCCGCCTTCAACTACAATCAGGATGGGTACCTGGGTACCACTCTTGAGGAAAGCCACCATGAACTGCGCCATCATCTCGTTTTCCATGATGGCGTACAGCGCGGGGACGTGGACCGGCATCCCATAGTACGGGTCGAGGGGGTTGTAGGAGGCCCCGTGCATGATGGCGGAGCCCTTCAAACCAGGGTCCAGGTTGCTCGGCCATTCCCGGTAGAACTCTCCCGTCTTGCGGTTGATGAAGCGCCGCTCGGGAGCATCATCGCCGAAGGTGCGGTAGTAGTTGCTGGTCACCGAGACCGGGATGGACTCACCTTCGCGCTCGGTGCGGTAGACTGCGTACTGGGTGCCTTGGACCCAGTGACTACGATCTGGGGCAATCCGCATGTAGCTCGAACGGACGTGACTCAGGCCAACGACAGGCCCACCAGCCTCATAGTTCTCCTCGATGACCTCAAGGCAACCATTGCCAGTCGAGAGGTAATCCACCTCGGCTTTGTAGAGCTCCCAGGAGAGGGGCAAGAAACTGCCACGCTTTGGCGACTGGCAGAACATGGTGATCTTGCGCGCGGCGTCCAACAACTTCTTCCGAAGCGTCGGGGCCTCCCGCTCGCCTAAAGCCTCCAGCTCGAGCGGGTCGGGGACACCGCGCACGCCCAGGCCGACGGAAGCCAGCGCAATCTCCTCCAGAGCCGACTTCAGGCGCGTACTCCGCTCAAGGTGTTCCTGCCACTCCACAGGTTCGAAGCGGGGGCGAACGTAGCGACCGAAGAGAGGGGAGAGGAGGTCGGGGCTATCAGCACGCCCCTGCCCAGGAGTATGCCGCTCGAGCGCTTTGACGATGAAGCGCTGGGCGTGGGGAGTGTAGATCTTCATCGCACCTTACCGTCGAACCCCTTGACTTGAAGGTTTCCAGAGATGACCGACTCTCGCAGAAAGCCGTGAACCTCGCAATTGTACACCACACCCGCTAAGGCATCAGCAACATCCTTGGACCCATTTCGTGGGTGGTCAATTTTGTCTCGACGATCCTCGACACGACACAGTTCATCGAAGAGGGGCGGGTAGTCATAGAGACTCAACCGCCGACGCCCCTCAGAGTCCAAGTCAAGGATCGAGTCGCGGAGCGCGTAGTAGGGGTCCTTGGACGTGTCCATGGAAAGTTTCTCTGCGATATAGACGCCCGTCTCATTCAGTTGCCGCTGCAGGAATTGCTCTGACTGATGACCGTCAGCCGTGACCACCGCAATGCGGAAACCTCCGGCACGGAGTCGAGCGAGAAGGGCCTCCACGTCGTCAAATTGAATGCGCCCCGACTTCGGGGGCGTGACCTGAAGTGTCAGGTCCGCATAGACGCGGGGACGCTGAGTCGGAGTACCGTGCTTCATGGACCCCTTACACGAGGGGCACTTGATAACCTTAGCCCCACGACACTCAACGCAGGCCACGGTCCTACCGTAATGCTTCCGGAGACCAGAACCTACACAGCGCGGACAACGTACAACGCCTGGGGTAGGGTTATCCCCTATACAGCAGACAAGACAGGGAATATCGAGTTGCCCTTCGGTCATGCGATTGACCGTGACGACTTCGTCAACATGCGCCATGCACAAGCCAAGGGCGTCGCTGGTGAACGCTGGATCAACATGCACGGTGCGAAGTTTGTCGGGGTTAACTCGCGGTTGGCGAGTCTTGCTGTCGCACAAGAAGTCCAGGATCATCGCCACGCTGTCCCGCAACGTAGTGGTCGTGGCGGTGAAGGGGTGCATGACTTGGTGCTGTTGGAAGGCAGGCTCGAGGCGGAAACACGCCGAGATGGCCTCGCGCTGTGGGATTAGTGGGTGCAAGCCCTGGACAGCAACACCGGCCAGGTCCCGAAGAGCCTTGTCAATATCTCCCTCGAAAGAGGCTCGATGCTCCTCAGCACACCAGACGACCTGCCCGATGGCGTGTTCGACTTCATCGGCATCCAAGATGCGACTGACGCGGTTGCCTGTAGCCACTTCAACGGGGAAGACGCGCCCAGAGTAGAGGGGCTTGCCCATGTTGTCGAGGACGCTTCGCTTGGCGTCCCATTGAGACATGGAGAAGACCTGCGCTGGGTAGGGGTAGTCACCCCGCAGGATGCGCTTCTCCACCCGTTCGACAAAGTCGTCAGGGTATTGGCGGGAGGAGTCCAGGCTCATACGGCAGAGCTGGAGCTTCCCACCACGCAGGAAACGTGACTCCCATCGGACCAGCATACTGTCGTGCAGGTCCTGTGCTACGTCGAGAACCTCGCCACCTCGCTTGCGGACGGAGTCGGCCACAACGGAATAGAAGTTCGCTTCTGAGCAGTGTAGCGCGAAGACGTCTTCACCATGGATAGCGGCCTCCCCAGTGACACCCACGCGCGCCTTTACGTTCTTCCTGGGGAAGAAGATGCTGCTCTCAAGTCGCTTGTCTCGGGGACACTCCCGCTTGAAGTATGGCGTGAGGTCCACTGCTGCTCGCAACGGGTCAAGGATCTTGTCCTTGGCCTTCGTCTGGTTCTGGTGGATTAGAACCGTGACGAGTTCAGACGTGGCTGGAAAGCCCAAGAAAGCGTGGGGGGAGACGAAGTTGCACATCCGGTACAGGTCGTACAGGGCAATCAGCACAATCAACTGCGTCTTGCCAGTACCGATGGCGCCAGTAAACACGTTGACGATATTGTCACCGCGCGCTGCCTTGCAGAACACGCGCTTCTTTTCAGGCCAAAGAAATGACCCGGCGAAGGGGCCTGCGTAGTAGGGGTTCTCGATCCACTCTTCAGGGGAGAGGAGGGGCGCCTCGAGCTCTGTTCCACCTGTGGTCTGGAGAGCGCGCTCGAAGCCCGTGAGGAGTTCGTCAAATTCATCCTCGACGACTCGCTTTGTGGCTTCTTTGACGCGGAACTCGCCTACGAGACCTGCAACGTGCCCAGGTGATTTCACTTCTGCCTCACGGAAGCCAGGGCAGCGCGGACTGCATCTGTCACATCACGACCGATCTTCTCGAGTAGATGCGGATCATGGATATGCGTCTGCAGTGAGGCCAAAAGGGCCTGCATGACGACCTGCATCCCATCAAGTGTGATGATGGTGCGGGTTTTGGCTGCGACATCCACAGCCTTGGCCTTCAGGTCAGCAATCTGGGTGGTCAGGCGGATTTGAAGAGTAAGAGCCGTAGATCGAAGGATGTCGTTCTGCTCAACAAGCCGCTCAATCTCGGCATAGTGGGATTCGAGCCGAGCAATCTGAACGGACAAGTCGAACAGCCCACCGTTACGCCGCATCTCCTCAGCTAGTGACCAGGCGTAGTCATCGAGGTTGGACGGCTTAGCGCGCGTCCGTCTGGCCTGAATGATCTCGTCCAACTCCGAGCGAGGCCCAGACGCTACGGTCGTCGGCAGGACTCGAACCGGGACGGGCGGCGTCTTGATGTTCATACGCTCTCGAGCGTACGACGTCCAACTTCAGTCAGTCGCCAGACCCTGTAGGGACCCACACGACGCTGGTACTCTGCCGGGCGTTCCGCGGGTACTGACTCAACGAGTCCCTGCAGTCGCATTCGGCAGAGCTGGCACCTTGCCCAGACACGGGCTTTGTCCTCGAGGTGAGGCTGCCCATTACGCGGATTGGCGTGGTTGTAGAGACCCTCAAACCGCGAAGTCGGGAGGTCAGGGTTCTCTGCGATGAATTGGAGGAAGAGGTGTGTGATCTGCTGCATGCCGCAATGGTTGCAGCAGATGTCAATAAAAGCAAGTCAGGTTGTTTGAGCAGGATGAAGTTTGGCTTCCAAGATACCCAAAAACTCATCCGTACCTTCGATGATGACAAGGTCATCCTCGAGGTCGACCTCCACAGAGAGAACCATTTTCGGCTGCGCTTGCATGATTTTGCAGAACTGCGTGTAGGCAGCCATTGCCTCCCGCCTCGAGGCGTACTCCAACACC